TCTCCTTGATTTACAACTCTTATATCTCTTAATGTATTTTCCTCTTTTAATAGTTTAAATTTGTGTATACCTCCTTTATTAAAGGTTGTAAATCCTACCGTGTTTATACCAGCATTATAATCAGTTAAATTTTGAAATAACTTTATTGTATTTGAATTAACAACTAGAGGATAATATGTTGAATTATTTACAAGTGTTGTTGTCCCAAGACCCACTACTGATATGCCATCATTACCAACTGTTCCAACACCTAAAGGATCATTCCCATTTTTATCATAAACTAAAGGTAATCCACTTGATATATGATGATCACTCAAAAATGAAAGAGTTTCATTTATATTATCAATACCACCAGAATCAGATATTAATCTACCATCAAATGGTATCTCTCTCTTTCTTTTTGATAAAATTGGTTCAAAAGTAGCACCTGATCCGTTACCACCCTCGATAGTTACAGACAAAACTTTTTGGATATCAAAATCTTGTGGATCAACTTGAATGTCAACCACATTTCCTGAAATAACAGGTCTTACAAGAGCTGTTGTCGTGCCAGCTCCTGCTGAATTAATTTCTAAAACAGGTGGATTAATAACATCATAATTATTACCACCATTTAATACTTGGATATTTTCTAATGGTCCAAAAAATATTCTATCCTCAGATTTATAATTAAATATCTCAACTCCATTGATTAATATACCAGTTGAACCTGGTAAAGTTTTTTCAAGATTTGAATTTGTTATGGATGGATTAAGTGGAAATTCTTTTAAATATTTTTGTGCTCCAACTTGTTGATTTACAGTTTTTACTAATGAAAAAGTATGTGAACCTGTATTTGCTGAAAGAGGTTCAAATTCTTCAAAGTCTCCAATAGGTATGAATGATCTTGATTTATATAAACGAATTTGTTTTTTATTATTTAAAACTTCAACAAAATATGAACCCTCTTCCAATCCTGGCATCACAGTTCCCTGTGCAGTATAAGAGATTTCATCACCCGTAATGAATTTAACATTATCATTAAATGCAATGATACTATACTTTAAAGTATTTGGGTTATAACCTTGTAAATTTGTATTCGCAGTTGCGTTAGATATTATTGATTGTGGTATTGCAGCAGTTATTGTATATGAAGGTAAAGAGTTTGCAGCAACATACATTCTTTCATCTGAGTCATTGTAAACATTTGTAATGTCAGATGTTAATATATTATTTCCAAAATCTATATCAACAGTTGAACTATTTGCTGTTTTTATTTTTCTTCTTATATCATATTCTCTATTAGGATCAGCATTAAAAGTATTTCCAGATGCATCACTTAATGGGTCGATATTTATTGTTCTAGTAGAAACACTTACGATATTAACTATACCTGTACCTGCTACATTTTCTTCATTTCTAAAAAGTATTTCTACTTCATCACCAACTTTAATACTAGATTTATCAATATCTCTTGTGAATAAAACAAAATTATTTCCACTTATACTACTTACTTGAAATCTTGATGATGTGTTATAAATCCATGAATTTGCAAATATTTGTTTTCTAGATTTATTAGTTGGAGGATCAATTATCTTTTCACCCACATTTTTTACACTTATCTTTTCACCTTCTTTTAATAATCGTATATCTGTAGTTGGTTTGAATTCTGATAGAACACCTGTTAATCGTAATTCAACTCTTTTGCTTAAATCACCATTTTCATATCCAAAGTAAAATTCATCAGATCTAATATCATCAGTGGTAGATATGGGAGAAACGATATTTTCACAATCAAAGAATTGATTGACAGATTTACTACCATAATATATGTTTGTATTAATTCCAGAGACTACAAAACCAGTAGTTCCAAAACCAACTGTCGAATCAACAGTTATGACACTAGAACCTGCTGAAACATTAGTTATAGACTTAGTTATACCAGGTATTGTAAAGGTACCTTCGATTAAATCTCTTTCATTAAATCCTACAAATAGTCCTAATTTATAATATGTCTTCCCTTTCCTAGTTAAGGGTTCAATTTCAGATACAGATGCTGATATTGCCGCTCTTGTACTTTCATCTGTAGATTTTACAATTGTTTGTCCTAGTAGATTTACAGGATTACCTACAATTGCTTCTGCAAGAACAATCTCCCTTCTAATATATTCTGCGGATGATGGTTTTAGTAAATATTCTTCTAAATCAACAATTTTTGGTGTTTCATTATATAAAACATTAAATAATATTCTAAAAGATTCTTCAGTTCCTTTAGACTGATATAATGACTTTGAGTTTTTTATAAAATTACTTACATCTAAATTATTAACAAAATCAACTTTTTCTAATCCTGGTGTTAATGTAGATTTTGTTTTTTTGTAAAATTCTTTAAGAAATAAAGCACTTAAATTTATAACAGTTGCATCTTGATTGTGATTAGTTGCAGTTGAATCTGTAAAAACCAATTCATCTGGTTGATTTTCAGCATGATATGTTGTGATTCCACTAAAACCACGAATACAACCAGTAAATGTATTTGTAGTTAATCCAGTGTATGTGATTACCTCATCATTTATTCTAAAAAGACCATATTCTTTTGGAAACCCTTTTGTAGTCTCAACACTTACTGTTGTTGATGATGTTGTAATACCACTTGTAAGTATAGTCTCTCCAACAACAACTTCTGGTGTTAAATTATCTAATTTAATATATTGATCTAAGTTATCAGTTAAGTCTATTACACCTCCCTGATATTCTTGGGAGACATAATACTGTTTTAAAAATTCTACTGCTTTTGGACTTTCAGATATAAGAAACTCAGGTATTTGACTTTCAATTATCTGTTGGACTTTGACTCTTTTATCAATTCCAGTTGTTATCATATTATCCTCTTATCAATTTTCCGTTTGAATAACTTGAAGTAACTTTATAACCAACACCAGATATCTGCTCACCAGAAGAAATAGTGTCTTTAACCATATTTATCTCACTATCTCCAATGGAGAATGATAGGTATAAATCTTTTAAACCTATAACATCATTTGACTCTGGAAATGCTTGAATTTCTACTATATTATTAGATTTAGCAGTCGATGTTATATTGATAGTATTTAAAATAATTTCTCCATGAACATAATCAACAACTCCTGCTGATGATATGATTAATTCATTATCTTGAACATCAATATCACCTTTTACCACTGCAAGAACACCTTTTCCACTACCATCTAAAGATCCATCACTATTTTTATTAGGAATATCAGTTAGATACAACATATCATTTTGTCCCTGTACTGTAAAACCAGTGCTTTTTATATTTTTTCCTTCTGGATTTACACGGAAAGCATTTCCATAACATAATTCATATTGTGCAGACTGATTAATCAATGCTTTTAAGTTTCTTCTAATTCTCACTCTGGTAATGTTAGAAGAAATTGCATCATCAATTTTATCAATTACGTTAAGAACCTTACTATACTTAAATCTACCACCAAATTTATTAAGATGAACTGATTGACTATATGTGGTAAGACCATTAATTACTTGTGTCTTTAAATTTGCGGCTGTTGACACTTCTGCTGGATTATAATAAACAAAAGATTCAACTTCAACATAAAGTATTTTTAAATCAATTATTTTTTGATTGATACCAGTTAAAGAATAATTTTTTAATTTTGATAGAATCTGTATTTTATCAAAATCAGATACAAATTCACCATTTTTCGGTTTTATTGTAATTGAGACAGTTCCAAATTCAGGTGGATCTAACTCTTCACCACCAACCACTGCAACAGATTCAGTATTAGGATATATTGATTGAATTATAGTCTCGTAATCTCTTGCTGTAACAGCTCTGTACTGCGATGAGTAGAGTCTAGGTGCAAAATACTTAATTGAGTTAATTGACTCAATATCACCCCCATTAGATGCTGCTGAGACAGTTGTAATTACTGGTGTAACCGATGGTAATAAAATTTGATCAGATGATGAAGTTACACTTGCAGCATATGTAAACACAGAAGGACCATTTCCATTGACACCATCTGTAACTATGTAAGAAACTACGATTTCACTCTCATTATCTATTTTTTTACCAAAAACACCATCTCCAAATAATAATTCATATCTCTCATCAGTTACTTCTTGTATAAGGTAAGTCTCAGAGGTGCTTGTAATGTTTAATATATTATCTACTTTTCGATATTCTCTTGCTGTATCATCAGTAGGACCTTTAACCTTGACTACAATGGTCGAAGTGTCAATAAATGAATTTTCAAGTATGAATCTTTGATCTAAAGATCCATCAACTTTGAAAGTCTTAGTGAGATAAGTTCCTTGATATACGACTATATTTTCAAATGATGATGTGCTTGATATAATATTACCATTTCCGTCTAATGCTTGTGTTGTAGTGCTTGTTATACTTTCTGGAATTGAAAAAACAAAAGATGTGTCTTTTTCAGTGCCAACACACACTAAACCTGCTTGTAAAGTGTGAGATGGTGTATTTCCTGATGTTGTTACATCAAAAGATATTGTTGCTTGGGCAGATGTTCTTGATCTTGGTACATATCCGACATTACGAGCAAGCGAAACAACGTTTTCACGCACTGTAGCAGAGTCTAAAAACGACTCATTTACAACCATGTTTGAGTTAAATGCAGTTATATACGTATTATATGCTAAAGTGTCAATTAAAACCGAAAAATTAGACCCTTCAAAGTCAAAATCTGTAAAATTAGAGTTTGCACGGAGATAATCTTTGATTGAAGTCTTGATTTGGTCAAAATCGAGGTTTGTAAACTTAGTAAAAGGCATTTATCTTGTTGCTTCGAGTATAAATGTGAATTCTTGCACGGGTGTTTCCTGTCCAACAATAGTAAAGAACACCGTGACCTCAAATTCGTTTGTATCTGGTCTTGGTTCAACCTCAACACTTACATCATCTACTCTTGGTTCAAAATTTTCAATTGTATTTAAGATTTGATCTTGAATTACGGATGCAGTACCAAAATCTACAAAGTCAAATAGGCTATCACGTACCTCTGATCCCAATACAGAGTTAAAAAACCTCTCAGTTGGGATAGTTTGTACTAAATTTCTTACAGATTTCTTAATTGCATTCTCATTTTTGAGAATTGTAAGATCTTTTGTGACTGGATGAGGTGTAAATGACAAACTTATGTCCTTAAATGCCCTCGAAATCCGATTTATAGCCATTAAAACAGGTGTTTCCTGTTTTATTTATGACACTTTTTTGTAAATGATATTATTTATCCTAATTCTGGTTCAATTTCGTCTTTTTTTGCTCTTTCTTTCGCAGTTTTCCAAAAATAATTCTCTTCTGAACCTAAACCATCACGATCATGACCATTTTCTACCTGATAATACACTGTTGATACCTTGAAATCGGGTGTTTTCGGTACTTCTGGTGTAATACTGTTATCATAGATACGCATTCTGTTGTTTGGATAGAGACAAAACTGTCCATTATCCAATTCTAAGAGGTTATGAGACTTATGTTCCGCAGGTTGTTCACTAGTTGAGTAGTCAATTGCGTCTACATCTGAGTGATAATTGTCCAAAGTGCAAATATATGTGCCAGTTTGATTGCCATAATCCCTTGTCATCACTTCATAGTGCATTGAACCGATAAATTGCTTCTGAACTGCAACGACTCCATAGTCCATACAGTTCCAAAACTGTAAATTATGCAGTGTCATGTCTGGTTTTGGTGTCTCAGGGTCACTTGTAAACGCAGAAATTGGCAATTTATCAAACATTGCAGCATATTCTGGTAAATATGTCTCAAA